ATTTTTTTCGCTGCAGATTTTTCTTTTGGTCCAACATTTTGATTGTTTAGTCTTTCTTTTGCCCATGAAACATTAAATGCTTTTCCAATATTTTCTTGCAATTCGCTTATGTTTCGTGCAACATCTGCACTAATTTCGTAATTGACATCAAAAGCATAATCATTATCCAAATCAGAATCTGATTCGTTTTGAATTGCATATTTGATTGTTGGCAAAGAATCAAAAATACTTCTTATTTTTGCAAGTGATGAATTAACATAAGCAGAAACTTCTTTGTTATCTTCATCTGCAAGAGAGGAATTTAGAGCGTCATCAAATTGATTGTTCCAATATGATGCTTTTCCAGAAGAGAGTCTTTCCTGGACGCGAGACATTCCGTAACCAGCATCTATATCATCTACTAATTCTATTCCTGTATCGTCGTCGTAATCTTCATCATCATCCCCAACCTCAACAACGTCTGATTCTTCTTCTTGTTCGCTAGATGAATCAATATTCTCGTCTTCTTCGTCATTTTCCCTTTCTCTTTCACCCATTATTTCTTTCATTTTGTCGGCAGTAAGCTCGTCATCATCCGGTTTTTGCCCATCATCATCCGGTTTTTGCCCACCATGAGGGTCTGTTGGTTTTTCTGGCTCTGGGTATGGGAAGGTAAAACCATCCGGTTCGTCTATTGCATCTGCGACTTTTCTATCTTCTGGGTTCTTTGACTTGCGCAATTCATCAACGTGCTTCTTTAGTCTTGCTACTGCCTTGTTTTTACGTTCTTCGCCTTCTGTTCCACGTGTTCCAAGATAGAGTTCGGCAAGAACGCGACCTGGGTCAATTCTCTTTCTCGCTCTAGTAAGAGCAACATAAACTATGTTTAGCTCTTCCCTAAATGCGTCACTTATTTTTCCTTCTCCTTCAAGAATTGTATCTATTGATTTAAATGCGTCTTGCCAAGATTTACCAAGAACAACATCATCTGCTTCCATTCCCTTAAACAATTGCGCTGTCGTAACAACGGCGTCTGCGCCGTTTGTGTTGGCTGCTTTTCTAATTTCTTTCGCTACTTCTTGAACCAACTCGGAAAGCTTCTCCCTGCTTCCGCCAACATCTTTTAGGTCTATAACAAAAGCATCATTTATGTTTTTTGCGTCACCCCTTTGTGCTGTGTCACCTTTTTCAACGTATTTGAATTTGCCTCTGAATTTTGGATTCGTTGACATTATTCTTTTTACGTCTTCTCTGTAGTAGCCGCCCTTTCTTGCCTTGCCGCGAGAAGTGCTGAGACCCCATCCGCTTATGAAAATCCTTCCCGTCCATTTACCAGGCTTCTTTTCATCGCCACCATCTATTTCGAGATAGGCGTATATCTCCCCTTTGTCTTTTTGTCCCGTTATGGAAATTGCGGCCCTCTGCGATGTTTCAGCAGTTTTTTCACCCCTATGGCCTGCGGCATTTGGTCTATTCGCTATCTGTTGAATTTCTTCAACACTCATGCGTGGCCAGTAAATATCCATCTTTATTGCTTGGCGTTCTGGAATTATTATTGCTGGAACCTGCTCTTTTTGTTTACCAGCTCCATCTATTTCGTAGCCTTCGAGCATATCCAGAAATTGTTGAGGTGGGACAAATGATATTTTTCCGTCTTTTCCTTTCGGGAATATTAATCCCCACAATGTCGTCGCTTGCTGGTATCGCGCCTGCCCAAGTCGCTTATCAACATCTTCTTTGGTCCAAATATTTCCCAGCAAGCCTGACGCTTCTGGTCTACTATCTGGGTACTTGCGCTTGTGTTCATCTGTGCTCAGAATCCATTTAGCATGTTTGAAGAATTTTATAAGCTCATCATGCTTCTTTGCTGATGTTGCTATTTGCGGCGACATCCTCTCCCATGGTTGGCCATTATCGGGCATGTCTTTTTCGAGCTGAAATCTCAAGTGTGTGGCGAGTCTTGTCGCTGCTTCAAATATTTCAGCATTATCTCTTGTCAAATATGCGTATGTTCTTCCCCTTGTTGGAAGAAGCGGTCCCACTAAATCCGGAATCCCATTGCTGTCAAGTACGGGATTTCCTTTTTCATCCAAGAGTGGAGTTTCTGAATCCCAAATTTCTCCGGTTGCTTCTTTTACGGCTGAATCTTTTCTATCGGAAAGGATTTTTACTCTCTCCGAATCCGGAATGTTGTCATCAGCTATCGATAGCAGTTCGCCATTTTTGTCTTTACCGTTTTTCTTTGGGCCAAGTGTTTTGGAAATCTTAAATTCTTCATCTATTTGTACAAGTAATGATGTTAAGGTTTTATTTTCCTCAAAGTTTCTATCTTTCTTGTTGAGAAGCTCTATTGCGGAATCAAACTGACCACGCACAACATCCTGTAGATGTCCGCTGACAAATTGCATTCTGAGATTTGGAATTCCTTTTTCTTCATCATCGATATTCCCAAGGAATTGCAAAACATTTGCAAGATAGGCAATTTTTGAACCAAATCTGAATGATTCATTTAGTGGAAGTACATAATCTGGATTTATTGCACTTAGGGCATCTATGGCTCTTCTAAAACCGTAAACTTTTTGTCTTGAGTCCCCAACCAAGATAATTGGCATATTTTCTTTATTCGCTTCAAGAACTTGCATCATCACTGGGTTGAGGTCTTGGGCTTCGTCTATCAAAAATGCAGAAGCCGGTCTTCCTGGGTTTGCAAACGACTTTTGAATAACGGCACTTTGAGTTCCTTTTTTGCCTCTTTCTCCCTTAAATGACGTGATAACCCACACGTTGTCAAGGTCTGTGTCGGGAGCAAATTTTCCGTCTTTGCCCATTTTTAGAACTTGGCCGTCACCGTTTACATAATCGCCTAGTTGTCCACTTGTTCTAACCCCCTGTTTCTTTGTAGAGCCATCCGCATGTCCAATCATGTATTTGGCTTCTGAAAGATTCGGGTTGGAAAGAGCAAACAATTTATACGTCTGTGTTTGGTCTGGAACAACAGGGCTTAAAGTTTTTTTGCCGTCGTTGTCTTTTATGAACTTATCCTGCAATGCGCTTACCGTTCTTGTTCCAAATTCAACCCATTCTTTTGGAATGTACTTTTCTGGGTCGGCTGCAACCGCAATAAAAAAATCACTGTCAACAAGAGGGTCTACCTCTTCTTCTTCAAAAACTCCGCCACCGTCGTCTCGGCTATTTTTTGGGCGGAATCCTTTTACGAGCCTTTTTTTCTTTGAGCCCCTAGCGCTGCGCTTTTGTGATATTTGCCCCGGTGTCAATGCAAAGTGTTTTGCGCTGAGTTTTTCGTCAGTGCTGTATGCCCAGTTTTCTACTGCTTTCGCAATCAAAAATCCGAGGTCATCTACCGTCATTTGTGCAAACTGTGGATGTCCATTTGTTGGAATGGCTTTTTGCTTGCCTTCCGGTGGTTTGTCTGGGTTGTGGAACAAGCCCCTCAAATTAAAGAAGCGTATAAAATCTTCTGCCCTTGAAAGCTCAACCAACCCCGTATCTTCAAGAACCGGAGTTTCTCCAGTTATCTCAACTCTTTTTTTAGTTAAATAGTTGTCAACGGTAAAAGTTAGCGGTGTGCCGTTTTTTGTCTTTCTAAGGTTTTTCTTTCTGATTGGTTTCCCGTCTTGTGTAAATGATGCAGCCGAATTAAGGTTTAGTCTTCTTAGTTGCATTTTTTCTGCAATATGTGGCCCAAACTTTTCGTCAGCTGCTCCAAGTCTTAGGCCCCAGAAAGCAAGTTTGTCCAAAGTTGATATTCCAGTATTTCTTGGAAATCCTCGCTCTGCTTCGAACTGATTATTTCTATTAAATACGCCGTAGTAAAGATTTTTTGAACCGTGTTTTTCGTTTAGTTTTGCTACTGCTTCTTTTGCTTTGTCAATTGGAATTTTTCTGAGGTCTTTTATGCCCATCTCTGCTAAATCTTCAGCAAATCGTTCGGTAAGTAAGGCCAATTTGTGATTTAGTTCGACATCGTCATCAACCAAATCTAATTTGAAAGCTTGGTCTATTGCTTTTGACAGCATCTTAAGTGTTGTTGTTTTGCCAGTTCCGGCTGCAGCCTGAATTGAAAGAATTCTGTTACCAACCCTGCCCATCACAAGGTCCATGCCAATATCGATTATGTCTCTTTGTTGTTGGGTTGGTTCAAACGCAAGTCTGTGAGCAGCCTTGAACGAAATGCTAGAAGAGCTTCTCTTTATGTGAAGGTCTTTGTTGTCTGTCTGCTCAGGCTTTATTGGCTTTATTGAGCCAGAATCAGAACCGCTTGACAATCTTCCAGTTAAGTCAATAATCCGCCCACGTTTATCCGTTTTGATTTCACGACCGCTTGCTAATCTTCTTTCATCTTTAAGTTCAAATCCATCATACGATGTCCAGCGAATTGCTTCCTTCTGACCAAGAGAACGAAGAATTTTTCGTATTCCCTGTTTGTCAGAAACGGAACCCCATCCATCTGAAACTTGGTAGAAGTTTCCGTCTCTTATGAATCCCATTCTCGTGTTGTAGTGGTAGATGTCTCTATCGCCATTGTCCATATCAATGGACTTCCATGCGCGATTACTACCGGCGAAGGAAACTTTATTTGGAATGTGCGGACGTGTGCCGAATTGTTCTATCTTGCCGGATGATAGGCGGTCAACAGCTTCGATATTCGCCATTGGTTCTGGTGCGTCTTGTCCAAGGGCGCGAAGAATCTTTTTTACTCCTTGCTTATCGGAAACAGAATCCCAACCCTTGGATGCTTCGTAGTACTTGCCCCCACGAATAACGCCCATCATTGTTCCGTAGTGATATACCTCTCTGTCTCCATTTTCTCTATCAACTGCACGCCAGCCACGGCCACCAATGTTGTGTGTTTTGCCAGCTTTGAACGGTTTCTTTGCAAAGTCTTCGATTTTGCCAGAAGACAAACGCTCATCCATGTCTTCGTCTGGCATTTCAAAAGTTCCCTTTGGTCTTCCTGAGCCAGGAATTTTTGGTGAATCTGGCATGCCTTCAAGCATTGGAACTTCAAAGCGGAGGTCAGCATTAACTTTGCGTTCCGTTGGGTCCATACCAAGCATTCTTCGCATGGTTGGTGAGCGATTGAGCATGTAGTCAACGGCTTTTTGTGCTTCAGTCAAAGCCCTTCTTATTGCCGTTGGGTCCTGTTGAATGTTTTCAAGCCAGCTTGCCAAGTATTGGCCGTGGTCATCTCTGAAAACTGGTTCAAGGCCAAGCATGCCCATCATCAAAGATGAACCTATTTCTGCAATCAACTCTTCAAATGCGTACTTTTTATAGTCGTCAGTTGCTTTTGGAGCATTCATTCTCCCAAATTTTCTTCCGAGGCGAGACGGATGGGCCGTCCAGTGTGTCATCTCATGAAGAAGGGTTGAGTAAAAAGCAATAGGGTTGTTAAAGGTGCCGAATTGTGGCATGAATATCATGTCTTTATTCGGCGAATAAAAAGCTCCGCCGAAATTTCCTTCTCTAAAATCAGGACCTATTTCGCTTATTACTGCTTGTATTGTTTCAAGACGTTGTTCGTCTGTCATCTTTAATGGAGACGACTCATACATGGCTTTTGGCAATCCAGATATCTGAGCGACGTTGTAAACCTCGGTTAGATGAAATTTGTTAGCAACTTTTTTGCCGTTGATTATGTCTGGAGCAAGAATTACGGTTGACTTTTCGCCCGCCTTAATTTTTCCACCCATTTTTTTCCATTGGCCAGCACCGGCCCACCTATTTGTCTTATATCCACTGAGGCTCCCCTTCATGGAAAGCATGAACTGGTTTGCTCCTTCGTATGCCCTACCATCGGGATTCCATCTTGTATTGGTTATATTTCTTGCATAAACTTCCGCGTTAGCCCAAGGTCTTTTCCATTGCTTTTGGGGATTTTTCATAGCCTTCTGCAGCGACTCAATTATTTGAGCAGACATGTTGTCAAACATCTGCTGCAATTCGCCATCCTTCAGCGTTGCGCCGGACGAGAGCCTGTCTTTTCTTTGCTTTGACGAAGTTTCAAGAACATAGCCGAGAGCGCCACTCTCATTAAGTTTTTTGTTTGTGCTTGCTCCAGAAGAAAGTCCGCGCGACCAGTCTTCCTCTTCTTTTTCTTCTTCTTGTGGTTTTGGTTTTTGTTCTCGGATTTTGGCTTCTGATATTTCTTTTTCTCGTCTTGTTTTGTTTGCCGAGTCTTCGTCTTTTCTCTTTTTTGAAATTTCGGCAACGACAACATCTACATTATTTTTTCTTATGTTGTATTTTTGAGCCAATTTTTTAATACTGGCTCCAGCAATTCTTTCTTCGTAAATTTTATTTTTATCATCTTCAGAGAGATTTGCTATTCTTATTTTCTTGGCGGGTCCCCTGGTTTTTCTTTTTCCACTTGCCGCTAATTTTCGCATCTCGTCCATATGTCTTAATTCGCGTTGTCTTACTTCTTGGCGCGTGATTCGAAGCTTGTCGGCAACATCCTGAAGCGTCATGCCCTCCATTCGCTTTTCATAAATTTGTTTGTCGGTCCAGTTCGGGATTATTCGCGGTTCGTCTTTTTTGACTTCGTCTCCCAGGAATTCCTTAATTATTTGGTCATAAATGTCAAATCCAATGTCATACGGCGCATCTTCGTCACCAAACGGGTTATCGGGGTCAAATCCCTCATCGAGACCCGGAATTCTAGTTTTTTCCCCTCGATTAACTGGTGGTTCCAAAAATCCGGAAGAAAGTCTTCCATCACGAGATTTTTGAGGATTGAATCCATATTCGGAAAGCCATTTTGAAAGATTTTCGGAATTTTTTTTATCCCAAGACTTGGTGTCTGGTATTTTTGCGAATACATCATTCGCAATTCCATTTCTAATTCCTCGATTAAAATCTTTTATGTCGTCAGCAGTGTTTTTATCTTCTCTGCTATTTAATGCAGAAATAAAGTTTCCAAGATGTCCCGAATAGGCATAAAACCAATTTGTGTAATCTTCTGACGATTTTGCTTTTTCATTAAAATTACTTGGCCTTTTACCGTTTCCTTTTCCGGTTCCGCGCCACGCTACGCGTGACTGATTGACCCCAAGCTCTCTACCACGGAGAAAGCTTTCTGTTTCCTTTTTATCACTTGTGCTTCTTGGAACTTCGGTCCACCCCATTTGAGAGTCAATCCAATTCTGAACGGTTTTGTCAAAATTTTCTCTTCTTGTTTTTTCGTCTCTACTGACACCAAATTTCTCTTCGTGTGTTTTTCCAAGACCATGTCTAGAAAGATTTCTTCCCGAGGAAAGTCTTCTTTCTTCATTTTTTTTTGCTTTTTGTGGTTTTGGCTTTTGTTTGGGTGGAATAATTTCAAGGTCAGCCGCACCATCAATCGGCTTTCCTTCTGGTTTAATTTTTCCGCTATCGCGCCGTTGTTCTGGGGTTAATTCCGCGTTATATATTGAGCCAGGACCGTAGGGTGTTGGGTCGACTTGTTCCCACCCCGGAATATTGTCAAACAACCATCCGTTTCTATTCTTATCTACGCGGGTTTCGGGGTTTAGGTCGCCCTCCGGGACACCAAAACCTCCGCCACGACGACCACGTCCACCGCCGAGAGTTGGCCTATCAATAAGGCGCGAAGCGCCATATGACGCAAGTCTTCTTCCGAGGTTTTTTACCTCTATTTCATCTTGGACTTTTTTTTTAAATCGTAATTGTCGAGAGCGTTGTCAACTGCCTCAATTAGGTCGTAACTAATTCCCGATTTAACAACAATTCCTTGAATATCAACAAATGACTCAGCGCCATAATAATCAAATATTGGGTCCAGAAGATTTTTTACACCAAACGCATCGCTTGGTGAAATGCTTATGCAATATCCTTTTTCATCAATTTCGTTTTCATCGAATTCCGAAAGGTCCTTGAACCTTCTTTTCTTTCTTCTTTTTCGAAAACGCCCAATGGCACCCCTAAGTCCAGCAAGAAGGAGCTCCCCGGGGTATTTTGCCTCTAATTCAAGAATATAATCTTCTTGTTCTTTTGCTTCCATGTCGTCTATGGATTTTTGAGTCGCATAGCTACCCTTGACGACACCCTCGGGAATAATCGCAAATCTACATTTTCCTTCAGGGTGCACCGGAACGTCAATTATTTTGCACGATGAACCGCCTTGATATAGGACGCAATTTGCACACTTTACCCCAATTCCAGCAACTGAATTATTTTGCGGAGGTGTGTAGCCAGCCCAAACCCCTGTGCTGTCTTGATTAAATTTGCCATGACGTTTGACTATTTTGAGAAGCGCATCCCTAAGGTCTGCTTCCTCTTGGATTAGGTTGTCTTTATCTACTGGTTTGCTGTCATTTTCATATTTGATAGGGGGAAGGGGAACCATCACGGTTCCTGGTCCAATTGGGTTTGGTTTGACAGCAACGGGTATTGCGGGCATTTGTTGGGGTCTCACTACAACCCTATTCGGATGATGTGTATATGGGGTCGGATTATCAACAATCATCGAGGGATTGGTTGGCGCTGACGGGAGGGAAACCATCGGCGCGGCAACCGGGATTTGTATTCTTTCCGGCGCACCAAACATAAAACCCGAACCGTTTCTACTCCAACCGCACCGCATCTTTTCTGATTGACCATCGTCGCCGGGTTTCGAAAACACAACATTATTTTGGTCGGCCCGAATAATCATTGCTTTTGGACCGTAAATCTTCGATAGCTGTTTTTGCAATTCGTCTTTGTCGGATTGCGAAATTTCAGGTATTTCTTCGATATCCAATACGTCTGTTTTTATAGAAATGGTTCCCGTTAGTTGATTTGCCCCATGCAGAACTGGAGAAACCTCATATAATTCAAGCTCATATATAACATTTGCTTGAGATTTTTGGTCGAATTGGGCACGAAGTGTTTTATATCCAATTGACCATTCTTGCTCTTCGCCAAAAAATGCAACATTTGCAAAAGCTTCTTTGCCTTTTTCTGAATTCAGATTAAATTGAACGCGTGCAAATAATCCACCGATTCCGGCCATCTTCATTTTCATTGGAAGACGTGGGTCGGTAGTTGGAACTTCGTATATTTCAAGCACCTTACCAATCGGGTCATTCCAGGAATGGCCCCACACGACCCTCGGTTTTCTTCGCATCAAACTTTTTGTAAAGGCGCCCGACGCGACAATATCGCCGACCGAATCTTTATTCCCAATTCCGGCCACAAAACACTCAACGATTCCCTGTGCTTCGTCTAGGTTTACGGAGCCGCCTCGGGTGCCAGCAGTATTGAGACCGCTGGTTTTGTATTCAAAAAGCTCGTTAGGCATGGCGCTCTTTCATTTTGGTATCTAGAGATAATAAGTGAAGACGGAACCCATTGTTGCAACTATTCCAAATTTGCTGTCTAAATTACAGAAACTATTTAAAGAAATAGATTTCCTTGCCCGAAGTTCCATGCTGATACGGCATTTGTTTCTGCTGTATCAATATGTTCTTTGGCTAAAAGATTCGCATACATTTCAACAACATCTTGTCGAAATGAGGTGAATCGTTCTTCTTCGCTCTGGATTTTGAAAGACTTCATCATCAAAGAAGTTATTTCGGAATGTGCGTTTTTGTTTATCTTTTTGATGTTTAGCATGCGTGAATCAATTGCTTTAACAACTTCAAGGGGTTGTATTTGTTTTGATTTGATGCCTTTCAATTCATAGGTGGCCTGCCTATTGGCTATGGAATCATTGATTATCGCTGAGATGACGGGTTTTATATCGTCGTCCATTTGTTTGTTCCAAATTTCGGTCGAGATAATTGAATCAACATCTAGCGTTCCGGCCGTAAGCGCTTTTTTGGATTTTGCTCCACCAATTTTTTCAAGAACAACTCGTTGTTGGCGTTCAATAACTCTTTCAATTCCGCGTGAAAGTATCTCTGACCATCTTTCAACATCAAACTGAGAATTGTTTTCTTCTGATTTTGTTTGAATTCCAGAATCCGATGCTGTAACGATTCCTGTCGGTGCCGGTGTCCCAGTGGTGGCTTCTGGTGGGAGTGGGCTTTGTGCGAGTTCTCCGCCGGTTGCTGCCTCGGCCATTGCGCCTTGCATTGTGTTTGGGTCGAGAGGTGGTTGTTCCGCTCCAGGCATTGGTGGCATTTCCGGCATCGCACCCGGCGCTCCAGGCATTGGGGGCATACCCGGCATTCCACCTGGCGCCCCAGGAACCTGAGCCGCGCCTTCTTCCATTTTCTTTTTGGTGTTCGCAATCGGTATGAGGTTTGGATTCATCAACAATGAATCTGCTAGGTCTGATTCAACTTCTTTTCTCGCCGAGCCAGACCTGTATTCGTTTACGCTAATCAATCCCGCTTGTAGTTCCTGCATTAAATATCTTTCGCGCTCTTGTTTGTAGAGCATAAGAATCGGAACTTCTGCCGTATCAAAATCAATGTAAAATTTTTCGTCAAGTTCGTCAAGGGCTCGTGAAAGCACCTCTAAGTGCGGCCTCATTGTTTCAACCCAAAACACACGGACTTCTTCTGCCGCATTAGAAAATGTTCGACCAGCAGCATTTCCAATAACCGATTCAGGCACACCAAACGCAGAAAGTATTTCTTCTTTCGTTATCTGTCTCATCTGCATGTAGGCGGCATCCCGTGGCGATGCCGATGTATCAACAAAATCAACGCCCTCATCAGAAGATATAACGGTTGTTTGTCCTGTTTTGGAAATATTGCCCCTGAATCTGCTTCTTAGTTCATCTTTATCATCTTCGTCAATTTCGCCGCGGACAACAAGCAATCCGCCCGGTCTTCCGTCATTTAGGAGATAATTCCGATTATAGATTTTTGCTAAGTTTTCAATTTCTATTGCTACACCAGCCGCCTCAAGCGGTGTTAGGGAGAGATAGGGGTCAAGGGGGTGAGGCCTTCTTACCCAGCAAACATCTTCTGGTTTCAAAATTGTCTTTTCACCGTATGGCATCATGACTTCGTATCCGGAAACAAATTTTTTCGGATGGGGAATCGGCGCGGTAGATTGTGGCGGCAGAAGATTTAATGCCATAATTCCACCATCTCTGCCGCGTATTTTTTCAATAAATGCGCCTCTGGTTCCTAATAAAAGTTGTGCCGAAAGTCTGTATCTGAAAACATAAGAATTTTCGCCAATATTTGCTTTATTGTTAAGAAGTTCCAAAATTGTGGACCGCTCAGCTTCTTTACCTTTTATTTTTTCTCCATTTTTGTCATTATTCTTTCTGAGTATCATTGGCAGGTATGCCTGGTTGCTGGCAATTGCTTCAATACACCTATTCACCCAGGTAATTTTTGACATCCCTTCGCGATAGGCACGCTCGATGTCCCAGCCATCTTTATATGATTTGTCCGCAAATGACGGATTTACTGATATCGGCAAACCGTAACCAAGAGATTTTTTTTGCTCTGAGCGCATCGATTTATTAGAAGAATTGTTCCAAGCCATAAATTATTTTTTTATTCCGAACCTAGTAAAAAGCCGTAAATTCCACATGTAATACCTGCGACCACAAGACCAGCCGGGGGAAGTATTAACCCAGCACCTATGCTTGTAAATATTATAAATGAAACCATTAATAGGTTGGCGAAGGTGTTGCGATTTGTTTTGCTTTTGAGCCAAAAAACAAACTTCTTCCAATTTTGGGTAAATTTTGGCATATAACATACAGTAGCGCATAAATTGCGCTGGGTAGATTATCAAGAGTTGTGGTTTTATTAGGAAGATATTTATGGCGTCAGGAAAACAAGACTGGGTAAAAGTTCTTGATTATCTTCAACCAAAAATGCCGTCGTTTTGCCCCGAAGAGCCGTCAATAAATCAAAAAGTATTTTTAAGAACATACTCGTTAGAGGCTCTTTTTGGTGGCGCCGCAGGTGGCGGCAAATCGTCGGCGCTTCTTATGGCTGCTTTGCAATATGTTGATGTCCCTGCTTATTCGGCAATTCTTTTTAGAAGGACATTTGCTGACCTTTCTCTTCCTGGTGCCCTGATGGACAGATTCAAATCATGGATATCCCAATATGAAGATGTTCATTGGAACGCCAACTCCTTTATTGCAACTTTTCCGTCTGGGGCAAGAATTTCTTTTGGTTATTTAAATAACGCAAACGATTATTTAAGGTACAAGGGTTCGGAATTCCAATTTATAGGAATGGACGAGGTTACCGAAATTCGAGAATCGGACTATAGATATCTGTTTTCCCGTCTTCGTCGTCCAGCCTCAGGGCCAGTATCTCAAATTCCCTTAAGAATGAGGTGTGCATCAAACCCTGCCCCAAACTGGGTACGACAGCGTTTTATCGTTGAAGGGAAATCGGAGGGGAGAATTTTCGTTCCATCTAGATTGAAGGACAACCCAGGAATTGATGCCGATTCATATAGGCAATCACTTTCCGCCCTGGACCCGGTGGAAAGAAGAAGATTGGAGGAAGGCGATTGGTGGTCGACGACCCTGGGGTCATTGTTTGATAGGACCTCTTTTGTAATAATCGACCAGAGCGAAATACCCTTAATTAATTCGTCGGCAAGAGTCGTCAGGTTTTGGGACCTTGCCGCAACCGAAGTTTCGCATTCCAATACAGACCCAGACTGGACCGTTGGCACGTTGATGTTGTTAAACGAAGGAATCGCTTATGTTTTGGATGTCAAAAAACTACGGGCGAGGGGCGAAAAGGTTGAAAAACTGATTGCCCAAACAGCGCTCGAAGACGGGCATGGTGTTTCTATTGTGATGGAACAAGAGCCGGGCTCAAGCGGAAAAGCCTTGGTTGACCAATACGCCAGGTATGTTCTGTCTGGGTATAGCTTCAGTTCTTTGCGGTCAACGGGCGACAAAGAGACAAGAGCTAGACCGTTTGCTGCTGCCGTGGCAAATGGCAATGTTCGAGTCGTGCGAATGCCGTGGCTAACTGCGTGGCTTGATGAATTTTCATCTTTCCCCGAAGCCGCTTCACACGACGACCAAATTGACTCCGCGGTTGGTGCTTATACATATTTAACTGGATTGGGATTGCCCCAAAGAAGAAGGGCGTCTATACTCATCTAACACCCACCACACCTATTATTGTAAAAGGAAAAAAAATGATAGATAAAATAAACACAATCAAGCAAATGATTACTGAGCTTGATTTAGAAATCAGTGAATACGTAAAATCTGCCCCAGACGTAATGCAAGCGTGTGAATATCTTGCTGAAATAAATTTCGTAAAGCGCGATTTTGCTTTTATTTATGAAACATTTTCACATGCAATGATTGAGGTTCTTGGTGAAAACGAAAACATTACTCTTCCGTCCGGCATTGAAATTGAAAAGAAATCAGGCTACGACAGAAAGGGGTGGGACCACAAATCTCTTGGTAATGCCGTTGCCGACAGGCTTGTTCAGATGTCCATCGATATGGACACCGGTGAAGTGATTAAAACACCTCGCGAAATAGCGACTGATTTGCTCACCTATTGTGCTCCATCATATTGGAGAATTAAAGAATTAAACAAAATTGGAATTAACCCGGATAATTATTGCGACGTCGGCGAGCTGAAGACTAGCATCATCGTAAGAAAGGCTAAAGATTAAATTATTATGACTGAACTATTGGAAACACAAATTAATAAAGACCTCAACGGAATCACCCGCGCACTTTACGCACAATTTCCGGAAGAAATGGAAAAAATGATGACCGTTTCTGGTGTCAATCTTCGTTTTATTCCCGTAAGCGAAGTAATTAATCGTTTGAATAAGGTTCTTGGGATTGATTCATGGTCGTTTGAGGTTATTCGTCTTGAACGTGACACACATGAACCAGATGAAATTATTGCGCACATAAATCTTTCCGTCGACATAGCGGGCAAGCATGTCGTTAAGCATGGTGTTGGCGGAACGAGTATTAAAAGAATTAAATCAACGGGAAAGCCAGTTGACCTCGGTAATTCTTTCAAGATGGCAGTGTCTGACGCCCTAAAAAAGGCAGCCCAACAACTGGGTGTCGGTCTGTATTTGTCTCGTTCTGCCGACGCAATTGACGCAGAAGAAGCAATGGCGCCCACACAAGACGAGGAACTCAATGTAGAAAAAAAACAACAACCCAAAACTGAAGTCGAAGAAAAGTGGGAGTATTTTGTTGAAGCAACAAAATCTTTGACCAAAGAACAAAAAGTAGAATTAAATCAATTTTGGGAAACCACTTCTGGCGGGAAACCAAAACCCAAAAAAGAAACCGCAACGATTGAAGACCTACAATCTTTGATTACGGAAGTATTGCGAATAAAATTTGGTGGGGTGTATGTTAGTGAACCAAGCAAAGAATAAGGAACTTGTTGCTCCGGAGTTTTTGTCGCCCTCATCGATAGGAACATTTCGTCAGTGCCCGCTTAAATTTAAATATTCTAAAATTGATGGCCTTCCAGACCCAAGTGGGCAAGAGGCAATACTTGGTAATTACGTCCATGATGTTTTAGAAAAACTGTACAAACTCTCACCAAATTTACGCACACAGGAGCAAGCAAAATTGCTCGCCAGGGAGTTGTGGGATTCTCGGTGGGAGGAAAAAACGAGCAGTGTTGTCCGCGGGGAAAAAGAATTAAATAGGTTTAGGTGGGCGGCCTGGTGGTGCATTGAGCATCTATGGGAGTTTGAAAATCCCACATCATTTACTCCATCGAAAATGGAGTGTTTCGTGACCGGCGAAATTGGTGGCGTTAAAATGCGTGGCTATATTGATAGAATTTTGATTGGTGATAAAAACGTCACAATTAGTGACTATAAAACCGGGAAAACACCCAGAGAAATTGATTTACCGGAGAAATTCTTTCAACTTATTACCTATTCTCAGCTTTTGTCACACCTTGGCATTGAGTTCGATGAGATTGATGTTGAGTTGTTATACCTCAGGGACCCAGTTAGATTTAAGCGCCGGGTCACGCAGGAGGACCTCAATTCCGCCATTGAAACAATACAGGAAACAAAAAGGAATATAGATGAAAGTTGCAAGTCGGGAAATTTCCCACACAAAAAATCAGTTTTATGCGGGTGGTGCTCGTTCAAGAAAATTTGTCCAGCCTGGGGTAATAATGAGCGACAAATTAACTGATGATGAATTTGCTCGGATGGTTGCCGAAGAGGTAAAAAATAAACTATCCCCAATTCAAAAACAAACACTTCTCCGTGAGGAAAATTGGCCAAGATGGCGAGAGGCTTTGATTGCTCTCTCTGAAAATCTTCAGCGGCAAATTGAAAATATTGAAGCAGACGCGGAATCTGATAATGAGCGTTTTTCGTCAATGGGCAGAGAGGGTTCCGCCCTGTCTCGTGAAGCCGGAACTTATTACGACGCAAAAGCAACACGCGTTCGTAGGTTTAAATTTCACGTAGATAAAAAACTAGATGAAATTTTGGTAATGATTGAAACCGGTACCGAGATGAAAACCGACGGTTGGGACAAGGTGGAGTTTTATCGTCGGGCAATTGCCAAACACAAAACCCTAATGAAGGATTTTGATTTAGAAGATACGGCAATTGATAGGTCTTTATGGGCATCCCTGAATGGTGAATGGCTTTTTGACTCTATTCAAGACAGCAATCTTTAGTGTACAATTTTGCCTCTTACCAGAGGCAAAATTATGTTGTCCAGAAAAAAACAATCTAAATCAAAAAAACTGTTAAAACAAAAAACTCCGCTAGCAAAGAGGAGTAAAAAAACAGAAGAACTTTACATAGAACGTAGAAAACTTGTAAAAAAAGTTCTCAGTGAGCGTCCGCTTTGTGAGGCGTGTAAAATTTTTGCCAAACACGACGGCAAGGTAACCTATAATCATCATTTAAGCAAAGACCTCCACGAGATAATTCGCCGTTCGCAGGGTGGTTCCATACTCGATGAATCAAACATTCTTGCCGTGTGTCGTCCATGTCATGTTCGAATCACGGCAAATCCGGAACTTGCATTTAGTCTTGGTCTCGCAAAACATGGCTGGGAAACTTAATATTTAGTTTGAAAATTAACATTTTCATTATTTATTTTATAAATACACTCGTTATTACTTAGGACCGTTATAGGTTCAAAGGCAGGGTGGGAAAATAAACCGCCCTGCTTTTGGGCGTGCACCCATGAATGTAGTGTCTTTTTGTGAGATTCTTGGGCCTTGATTTATCTTTGACGTCAACCGGATATTCCAGCAACAACGACTGTGATGTTATTTCTGTTGGCTCGACTGGCGTAAAACGACTTATTGAAATATCTGAGTCAATAGGAAATTTAATTGTCGAGTTTAAAATAGACGCAGTCCTGATTGAGGGCTATGCTTTTTCGTCGCGAAAATCTCAAGCCCATTCAATAGGGGAACTTGGCGGGGTCGTGAGGGTAATGCTCCATAGAATGGATATTCCCTACATAGAGATACCGCCTACATGCCGGGCAAAATTTGCAACAGGGAGGGGCAATGCTTCGAAAAATGAAGTAATTTCTTTTGTTTCCGCAAAAACAGGTTTGATTTGGAAAAATCCAGGGGCGGACGATAAGTGCGACGCGTGGATTTTGGAAGAAATGGCTCTTACCAAAATCGGTAAACAAAGATTTGATTGGCCAAAAACCAGTCTGGAAGTTTTAGCTAAAGTAGATTGGTCACTGTTGGAATTAATTGAAAAGGACAAAAAATGAGAAGCACGCCGATAAGCCAAGTCGAAGTAGAGCAAGAGCTTCTTAGACTTATGGACAAATTAGAACACGAAACAGAACAATTTGAGACCGTAGCTATGGATTGTTCCAAAAAAGAATCTCTTTACAAAAGCAACTGGGCAAAAGAATATTTATCGGCAAAGGGCTCAATAAAAGAACGAGAAGCTTGGGCTGATTACAAAATGGACCAACAAAACTTTGAGTTTAAGTGTGCAGAAGCCTTAGTTAAATCAAAGCGTGAAGTTCTTCTTTCGCTTCGAACATCAATAGACGCACTTAGAACATTAAATGCCAATGTAAGAACACAGGTGTAAATATGAATAATATTCACGAATCGCTTAGGCCGCTAGCGATTGAAATATCTCTGTTGAAGCGGCTTGATAAAAATCCAAGAAAAGGAAATATTAAAGCGATTATTGCGTCATATGAAGAATTTGGACAAATAAAACCAATAGTTGCAAGACCAAATGGCGATGGGACATTCACTGTTGTCGCGGGAAATCATCAGCTTGAAGCCGCGATAGAGCTTGGATGGGACAAAATTGCAACAGTACAATACGATGTCGACAACGAGAGAGCAATAGCTTTTGCTATTGCAGACAATAGAACAATGGAGCTCGGCTATACCGAACCCGAGATTTTGCATGAATTAATTCTTGAAGTTGGGGATTATTATCCCGAACTCCTTGACGGCCTAGGGTGGGATGAATTTGAAATTGCCGAAATTGAGCAAGCATCAGTTAGATACGAAAACGAAACAATTCGTTCTGGCTCCTACGTTCCTCCGGTGATTATTGGACAATCAGAGAGCCAGGATAATGATGCGGAGCAAGAAGATGAATCCAGGGATGATGGTTCGGATGAACCAATTTTCGATTCAAACTCTGTATCAATAAATAGAACAAGAGATGGGCAAAACGAAATCAAATTAAATTCGGGTTTTGACCATTCCGATGCGGCGATTCGCGGTTCGACTACCGCGATGAAATCATCTGCTCCGAACGCAGCAATAACCGTTCAGATAACTTTTGAGACAACAGAGCAACAAGCATCTTGGTATGAGTTCATAAAATCACTTAAAATTGATGCAAACTATTCCGGCACAACGATTGCAGAAAAATTAATTTCATTCATCAAAACACATTCGTCGTGACAAGACAGCGCTTATTTCTTGACATGAGCTGCGTTGAGGCGGCGCGAAAAAGAATTAGACACGTATACGATATCTTCGATACTGTTTGCGTTCAGTTTTCTGGCGGTAAAGATTCGACTGCCGTTTTATATCTCGCTAAAGAAATTCATGAAGAGCGTGGACTCGGCCCGGTAAAAGTTATTTTTCGAGACGAAGAGATGGTTAGTCCCCTAGTCATTGAATACGTAGAAAAAGTCAGAAATTATGACTGGGTTGACATGGAATGGTATTGCCTTCCGTATCCCGCGGAAATCTGGGTTCTTGGGCGAAGAATTACCACTCTTCTTTGGAGTTACGACAGAATGGTTCAGGATAGATGGGTTCGGCCGATGCCAGAATGGGCAATCAATGCAGACGATTTTGGTTTGAATCATGCTGTTTCACTTCCGGACCAAACTGATTACTACACGATGCAGGGGAAAAGGGGCAATGTTGCGTTTCTTACTGGCGTTAGGGCGAGCGAATCAATGGTTAGATATAGGTCGCTTGTGCAAAAATTGCACGAAAACTATATAGTGACGCCATATCAATTGAAGCGCGGAATACCTCTGAAATTTGCAAAAATAATATATGACTGGAACACCAATGATGTTTTTAAATACATCATCGAAGAACACAACGCCGAATATTGTAGATATTACGACCTTGCCTCCCTGACCGGAAGCAATACGCGTGTTGGAATTCCGCTTCATGCAACCGCAATCAGAAGAATTGGCGACGTAATAGCGACTGAACCAGAATTTTATGACAGATTGTTTGAGTGTTTCCCCTACATCGACGCTCAGAGAAATTTGTGGCCCGATTTTGATATGGAAAAATTAATTTTAAATTATACAAAAATGGGTTTTGATGGAGCCTCAGAATTAATAGACAAGTATTTGGTTGGTGATAGAAGAAAAAGAGAAGCAAAGGTTTTTGTTTCAAAATTTAGAAAAAAACACATTACTGACCCGCGCGGTTATCCGCTAAGTTTGCTTATGCGAAATCTTTTACTTAATGAAATTGATGTCAATTCCCCGACTCCGGTTGGACCAAAAACTAGGGCATACACAGTAAGAACGATAGAGGAAGGCGAAATAGCCAAATGATTCAAATAGAGGAAATTCCATTTTCTAAATTAGTTGTTCCGTCTTGGAAGGTTACATATACGCTTAGACCGGAGTTGCTTTTAATTGCTGGGTCCTTAATAGAATTTGGCTTCATACAGCCAATACATGTCAGAAAATCGACAGGCGAAATTATTGACGGTTCAGAGCGTTTTTTATTGGCTCAATCAATCGACGAAATTGCCAAACGCTGCAATTTTAAAATTCCAGCCGTTATGCATGACCTTGACTTGATTGATTCAATGATGTTACATATACGACTCAACAGGGGTCATTCGAATATTGTTATAGAAAAACTTTCCAAATCAGTCAAGAGAATACATGATTCAGGTAACTACTCAATTTCTAATTTGAAAATGTATTTATCGATGGGGAACGAAGAGCTTGCAGTGCTTGTGGACGGGGACCTAATAAAGCAACGAAAAATAAAAGAACACAACTATTCAAAAGCATGGGTTCCAATAGAGGCTCCAGCAAATTCACCCAATTCGAAAGTTATGGAATTTGAATCCCCACCAAATGCCGATAGGTAAATTGCATTTTCTGGTATTATCTAATCAATAGCATGGCTATGTAAAGATTTAATTTACTGGAGTAAATATGCCCCAAGTACGCTACGGCCCAGACATCACCGACGACGCCGCGCAAATGTTAAATGATATTTTGCAATTTAAAGACATGTCGAAAAGGGGCGGCAAAGTAAACAGAGATGTTCGAAGACGCTATAACCGCGCAACAAAAATGGCAAAACAACTTTTTGGTTTGAGTGATGCCGACATACAAAAAGGAAGATACAAAGACCTTAAAACAATGGCCAGATATGGCGGTGATGCACGAGGTGGTGGTGCACGCATACCCGGAAGAAGGGGAACCTACAAAAGCAACAAGTTTGCCAGGAATAAAAGAACTGGTGCAATTATGAAACGCTCCCAAATGGATGAATTTGAACGTAGAAGCAAGGCCGCCGGTGATAAAAAAATAAAAGGTAGAACTATCCTTGGTAAAAGGGATAGCCTTGGAAGAAGCGCGCTGGCTCAGCAGGCGCGAGTGGCTGGTGGGCAAACACTGCTAGGAAGAACCAATCCAAGAGGTTTGCAAGCCGTAATGAAAAGGTTCGACAGAAGAATGGCTAGACAAAATAAAAAGGGCGGTATTCTTAGCGACAGAGGAACAAAAAGAACAAAGATACGAAAGCAGCTTGCTGGTGGAAGACAGGATATTGACATGCTCAATATCAGCAAAAGACCAACATATGGACGCCCGGGGGTTTCGGGCTCTACGGGTATTCGCGGAAGACGAGTTACTAGACCCCAGTCTGCCGTAAGAGCCAAAAGTGCAAATAGAGCTAGAAAGCAATCTATAAAAAGAGCTGGTAAAAGAAAAGTTCGAAGGACAAAAGGAAGATAGATATTTTCTATTCAAAAATATCTGAAAAATCTCCCCAATCGATGTCTGCTGGAGTGCTGGTTACATCTTCTTCGTCTACGTCTTCAAGGTATACGTTATCTTCCCCCCCCATGTTGTTGTCGATAAAAAATTTTTTTACGCTTTCGGTTGGTTTTAATTCTGCGACAATTCTTCCATCATCCATTTCGCCTACAACTCGTAGCCCGAGAACGGCCGCGGTCAAGACGCCGTTGTCCCAATTATCTAAAATTAATTCATCAACATCAGTCTCTTGGAAATCCTCGCCTTCCTCTACGCTAAAATAAAAAAACACAGAAGCTATGTGATTTATTAATTTTGCTTGCAGTTGGCGTTGACGCAATTTATCGATTGTTACTACGTTTTTTGGTGTTTTTGTCATATTGTTGACATTACTACAGACCGAAAGAGCAGAACAGTGTCTTGTTTATCGGCGAATTGTGATTAATGTTAAAATTTAAAGTGTCAAATAAATACCTAATATTTATTGACACATGGAGACCAAATGATTGTTGAATTACATCAACTAAAGACATACATGGATATCTCGCTGACAGCCAGACAAGAAGATGCTGCCATGCTGATACTTGCTGGCTTGCAGAGCGAACTCGAGGCATTTTTAAACCGACCCATAGAAGTTGCGGAATTCACGGAAGAACACCGTCTTGATTCCGCACATTCTGGTGTTCCAATGGGGACGTTTTTGACGTCGGCGGACAACAAATACAACACAAGTTTCCAGGAAAGCAACGTTCATGATTTAACATCCTGGTCATCTCCGCCACCAGCAATATATTTTAAAAATACACCGATTGTTTCGATAAGCGAAGTGAAAGTCAAGCCACTTTTCGGCAGCGAAAAAACATTAGTTGTCGAAAAAGATTATATTCCAAGACCCTACGGAATAGATTATTACTTCGGATATGCAGACGACTTAATTACCGTCAAGTATGAAGCGGGATTGGACGGAGCAACAATTCCCGTAATGCGTTTGATGATTCTTCGAGCAGCAACCAGAGAAATGCAAAATATGCATGATGATGTTGTTGGTGTAAAAGATTTAAATCCACGGGGTGTAGCACCCGTTGAAACTGGATTTCTCGATTCTGAGCTTGCTTCGTTAAGAAAATATAAAAAAGTCAGGATTTAGCGTGGGAAAAAATTATTCAATTGACGTAGTTGTCACAAAAGTCGAAATTAATGACGCCCAAGCAAGATTAAAAGACATGAAAGACAGAACAAAAAATGTACGTCCTGTTTTAAAAAGAGCAGCAGAAAAACTTGAACGCGCATGGGGGGAAAACTTCACCACCCTCGGAATGCTTTCCGCAAAAGCAATGCTAAAGGGCGGATGGGCTCCGTTGTCTCCCGCATATTACGCATGGAAAAAAACAAGATTTCCAATGACGGCAGAACAAATTCTTGTTCAAACGGGTCAACTTTATACCTCTGTCGTTAACGCATCATCAAATCCTGGAAGCGATATTCAAGACCAGAGTATGGAATTGGTTGTCCCTGGAAGAATAGCTAGATGGCATCAGTTCGGGACACGAAACATGCCGGCGCGTCCAATTGTTTTTGTTCCACGAGATTTTGACAGACAAATAGAACAAGACCTTGCCAAATACATAGTTGACGGCAGCAGGGTGACATGACAGATTTTGATAAATATTTAATGAATGGAACCCATTTTGCAAAGGGTTTCGTTAATTCGTACCTTGAGCAGGATATGCCAATACGTCTAATTCGGTACAGAAATGGGTGGAATCTTAATGAAAATAATCTTCCTAGCCCAGCGCAATATATTGGATACGAACCATTAGCCATAGATAAATGGCCGTCAATAATCACTGTGGTTTTGTCGACTTCCCAATTGAGCAGAATCAGTTTTGAATTCCAGCACCCCCTGTATCGGGTTTCCTACAGCATGAGAACATACTGTTGGGTTAGGACGGAGGGAATCGAGGAATGTCCATTAATGCGCGACCGATTAACAACGGTTGTTCGTTCAGCCCTGCTGGATTATCCCTGCCTAAAAGCCTATGACACAAGGTCAAATTTCCGTGTAATTATTGACGAATCATCAATTAGGGAAGAATTTTCGGACACCACATTGTTAAAAGGCGACAGATTTATGTCTGGGTCGTTTATTGGATACACCTTGGAAATGGATGAAGTTGTAACGAGAACAAATCTTGGCGAAGTGGATGAAATAGGGATTCAGATTAAACACGCCGGGCCAGCACAAGAAATGCCATCACTTGACAATGCTTCTGGGGTTTCGACAAGCATCACGATACCGAGAACATAGTTGATTTTAAAAATAAAGCAAATTGATAGTTGCACAAAATAATCACCTATTTATTCTACAATTGAAATCAACATAAGGGATTCCAACCCCGAAAAACAAATTAGGAAGGTCCTATGCCTGGTGTAGTTATATCAACTTCAGTTAGAACTGGCCCATCGACAACGACAGTTCGTGAATCATCGCAATTGTTCGTCGTAGGCAAAGCCACGCGTGGCCCAAGCGACAAAGCCGTTTTGGTTGAAAGTCTTGCCGAATTTGAAGATGTATTCGGTGGATATCGCGCAGACTCGTATCTACATCCTACGATTGAGACTTTTTTTGAAGAGGGCGGAACGCGCGTTCATGCCGTCCGAGTAGTTGGCGCTGCTGCAACATTGGGTGGAATTGCTCTCAATAATTCGGGCTCAGCGGTAATAACGCTGACGGCCAATGGTGCTGGTAGCTGGTCGCAGGATGTTGATGTTCAGGTCATCAATACCGGCTCAGCTTTTAGACTTCTTTTGTTCTTTGAAGATGAATTTGTTTATACGACCGGAACGGTAACAACTTCGTCTCAGGCGGTTGGCAGAATTAATTCAAGCGCGATTGCATCGCGCTACGTATCTGCGACCGTCAATAACGCAAACTTACTCCCGAGCACGTTGGCAGTTACGGCCCTTTCTGCCGGAACAGCAAACGACGCTTCCATTACTGACGCACAGTACAACACCGGCCTGGGACTGCTCAATGACGCCTTGGGTGTCGGTGCGGTTGCTTGTCCGGAATCACAGTCGGACGCTATGAATGAAAACCTGGTAGAGCATGCAAATGAGTACAACAGAATTGCTCTTCTCGCTGGACCGGAATCACAAACAATTGCTCAAGCCAAGAGTGCGGCGCTAACCGTGCAGGCATTGGAACACTCAGAGCATGCTGCCTACTTCTACCCATGGGTAGAGGTCCCAACATCAATTGCTGGAATTACACGAATGATTCCACCACTTGGGTATGTTGCCGCAAAGAGGGCTCTTGCTCATAATCAAAGTGGAGCTCATGTTCCGGCTGCTGGTTTGCTTTCATCGTCACGTTTTGTGGCTGGTGTGAAATCTGATATTAACAAAATTAGCGGTGATGAACTTGATGAGGGTTTTGTCAATGCAATCAGAGTCATTCAAAACACTGTAAGAATTTATGGTGCTCGTTCGTGCTCGGTTGATACAGATAATTTCAAGTACATCACACAGCAAGATGTTGTAAACACTGTTGTTTCTGAAGCTTACCGCTCGCTGGAAGATTTGGTATTCAGCGCAATTGACGGAAGAAACACAATTTTCTCAAATATTTCGGCGCGACTTGTGGCGATTCTCGCCTCGATGAGAGACACCGGTGCTCTTTATCCAGCGTACGACGCAAATGGAAGATTGCTTGACCCAGGTTTCACCGTAAAGTGCGACTCAACAATCAATCCGGCCTCTCAGCTGAACGATGGTTTGGTTAAGGCCAGAGTTGGTTTGAGGGTCAGCAGCATCGGTGACCAAATCCAAATCGACATTGTCAAGTCGAACCTAACCACTTCAGTGGTGTAACGGAGGAATAAAACATGGCAAAAATAGCGCAAAGACAAGTACTGGCAGAAATTGCCCCAACGGGGTTTGGTGCTGAAACCAAGCAACAAATCAACGTTCAGGCAAACCTTCCCAAGTGGACCCAGTTCAGATTTGCTCAAGTGTCTGGTGGCGAAATTACCGCATCGGTAGAAAAAATTTACGAAGGCGGCAAATCTCGTCCAACGGTTTTGTGTGCCCCATCGGAAATTGGGGACATCACCCTCACGGCCCACTATGACGACGACATGAATCCGTCAGAAACGGCTGCTGGTATTGGTGCGAAACTTAAGGCTCTAAGAAAGTATGTTGGTACCGCTTACTACAATATTACGGTATCTGTTTACGATTGCGACATCAAAGACCCAACAAACGACAGAATTTACTACAATGCTTTGCTTGTTGGTATGACGGAACCAGAAGGTGATTCATCGTCTGGTGCCCCAGCAACATTTGCCTTAACGTTTGCAATCTCCGACGTAGAAAGCCCTGCTGCCAACTAAACCTAGTTGCAATAGAACAATATTTCGTGTGATAGGTTTCGTTCTATGAGCGATACACTTTACACATCGGATAATTCCGAACCATCAAAGAAAAAGCAAACATCCGCGAAGGACAGTGCTTTGCCGCAGTTCAAGGAAGAGACACAACTTGACCGGCTTCGTACAGTCATCAGAAAAAAGGTTGAGCGTCAACCTGTTCTGATTCCGGTCCCTGAGCGTCATGGCGTAAGCGTTAAGGTCAGTCCGAACATAACGCAAACCCAAATGAAAAACTGGCGCAAAAATGCTGGTGAGGATTCCAGAAATGGTCTCGACGCAACAAAGTTTGCATGTCTTGTGATTGGGCATACAACCACGGGAATCTATATTGACGACGAGGAAGTTTTGGATTCGGACGGCAATTATTTAAATTTTGCTCATCCAATGATTTTGGAAATGACCGAAACGACGCGCCCGGTACCTGATGCGGTTCGCGCATTGTTTGGCGTTGACCCACACGTCGAATCTGCTGCTCTTGCAATTCTTGATGCGGCTGGATACTCAGATACAGTAACAGCGGTGGACCCTACGAAGGAGTCTACGACGAATTAGTCAAAGACTCCCGAGTATCGTCGGCCGCTCGTCTTGGTGAGCTGTTTGGCCAAAATCCACTTTCTCTGCTAGATGTTGACGATGATGCTTGGTTGATTTTACTTGCTTGTGCTAAAGTTATAGGTAACGACCGCGAAGAGCAAGAGCGTAAGTCGAAGACTCAGTAGCGTGCTAGCTACATAGCTCGGCGCTTTTACACTCACGTGACCAAAAATCACTCGGAGAGGTAATGGCCGACGAAAAAGTAAATATAGTTGTCAAGGTTATAACCAAGACTAAACAGCTTGATGCGCTGTTAGCAAAAATTAAAGCCGTTGAAGCATTAGAAAACAGGTTGTCTTCCGGCAAAAATGTTCAAAAATATGCTCAAGGAGCTGGCGCGGCACTCACTCGAGCAACTTCAAAATGGAAAAAACACTTTGACTTCGTTGATAGTGGCATACGAATGTTTGGGAAAGCGCTTACTAAATTTTTGAAATTCGCCATAAAGGGTGTCTTGATAGAAATGGGCCTTCTTGCTGTGGCGATGGTTGGCTGGCATGCCTTGGTAAAAGGCGGTCAATATATAGTTAAGGCTTACCACGGGGTGTTGCAATTACTTGCTGGTGGTGCTGCGGCTGCGACTATCGCAATAGCTACCGTTTCTGCTGCGATTCGAGAACAACAAGCTGCCATGTACGCCTATAGGGGCAAAGGGGCTCGCCAATTCGGTAGTGGCATGAATCAAACAGCCATGGCGATGAGAAACCTGCAAATGAACGCAGAGTTGGCCTCCCTTGGTGTTGAAGCCCTAAATGGCGCATATGCGTCAATGTCCAAAACAATGAAAGTAACTCAGATAAATACAAGTGGTGCATCCATAAAAGCTCTTATGGATTTTGGTGCCGCTGGACAAGACCCCAAAAAAACAGCAGCTCAAGTTGGCACAATTGTCGCCGCCCTCAATGACGAAAAAAAGACTCTTTCTAATGTTATTTCTGAGGCTAAAAAACTTGGCCCGGAGATGGAAAAAGCCCTAAAAGGAACGAAAATAAAAACAAAAAAGCAATTCAAGGAATTGCTTATGTCTGGAGAGCTTGCGAAAAAAGGTGGAGTTCTCGGTCAGTTTGACGCAGTAAATGAAACGCTTATTAGTCAACTTACAAAATATTTTACGCTTCTAAGGGGAAAGTTTGCTGATTTTGGAGAACAATTTTTAGGTCCGGTAAAAGTAGCTTTTGAAAAAATCTTTAAAGTTATAAGTAGAGATTTGTCACGATTGATGACGAGCATCATGTTTAATCCCGGTGGCGAGACATTTATTGAGGGTTTGGCTAATGGCGTGGAAAAATTTAGTGGTTGGTTGGTTAAAACAATACGAGATTATTTGCCGAAAATTCAAGGCATGTTTGACAGAATGGGCAATTGGTGGAGCAATTTTAAACGCGGATGGAATCTTGTCCTCGAAAGATTAAGACCGTTAATAGATGGTGCTCGAGTTATTGAAAAAGCATTTGGGCAGGTTTGGCAAGCAATAAAAGAAGGCACAGAAAACATGGGCCATATGCGCGAATTGCTGCTGGCGAATGAGTCAACCGTAATCGAAACCGGTACGCGTATTGGTGATTTGATTCGCGACGTATCTGATTTGTTCTTCAGAATGAAGACTGTATTTTTTGAAATTCTTCCATTTTTGAATGATGTTCTTAGTGGTATAGGAATGCTGATTAGGGGTATGACAAAACTTTTGACCGGTCTTGGCGGCGGCGGTGGTAGTTTTGCAAAGGCATTAGGGCCCTTATTGGCTTTCCAAATATTCGGAAGCCGAATGATGGGCGCTGCAGGAAAACTTATGCCTGGAATAACGGGTCAACAAAAAAGTCTTCCGTTCAGCAATGTTTCAACAATGCCTGTTACGGCAACAAATGTTTACGTAAATGGGAGTCCAGTTCCAGGGGCTGGAGCGGCAGGGGCTGGCAGTGGGAGGATGTCTAGCGGTGGTGGTGGTGGTGGTGGTGCCGGAATGGCAGGACCGATACACCCATACGGTCCAACACAGCAAGCATACAACTCATATTATGGTCCAGCACTTTCTCGCCTTTATTCAACAAGCAACGCCGCACAACTTAGAGATTTTGCAGATAAAACGGCATTAATCGGCAATAGAGCGCTAAATACAGCGCCAGGAAAAGGAATACTCGTTGGTCAGGCCGCTGTTGGCCACAATATGCCAACAGCGTATTCAAGTGGTGGAATTCCAATAACAAATCAATTTATTCCAGAAAGAGACTTTCAGCAAACTACGGCTGTTGGCAAAAATGGAGCTCCTGTATTCCAAGACGTAAGAGCACTAGGCGGAGTGTATTTAAATAATCGTGGAATAACAATGGGTGCATCACAAACTTCACAAAGTGTGTTTGGGCGAATAAAAGTTGACCCAAGAATGAGACTCGGCGAATCAATGCGAGTTGGCAGGCTAATGAAACAAGGCTTTGAAGCTGGAGACATGTACAGAGCTGGGATGGACCGTAGAGCATACGAAAGACAATTCATGCTTGCAACACCCGGAGCAGGAATGGTCACACCGGTGCCCGGTGTTCATATGGCGCTCGGAATGAATGGCTCGAGAAACATGGTTATGCCTGGCGGTATAAATCCAAATATTGACTATGAAAGATTAAGCAATAGGCGTCTTTCTCGATTGGTTGCAAGCAGGGGTCTCGGCGGCGGAATGGGCAGAGAGGAAGCATTGGCTGCAATAAAACAAAATGACCTTGATAGAAGAATTGCACATAGGGTTGCAGCTCGCGAAATTTCCATGAGAGACGCAAGTTTGCCTGGAATGATGAGCGAGTCTTTTAGGACTGGGGAGTTCGAAAGATGGAAAGAAACAACAAGAAATAAAGAAACTGGGGAACGCGAATATACGGGAAGAGTTGTTGACCCTGGCCTCACAGCAAGAGAAAGATTAACTCGTTCAAGTATGGCTTTTGGCTCGAGGTTGCGAGACGTTTCTGCAACTGCTGCGAATAAAGCACGAGGAGTTGCTGGCATGTTTCAGGGGGCTATGGGCTACCTAAATGACGGAAGATTTGACCCAACATTAAATGATGGCAAAGGCGACTTCGTAAATGTAGAAAAAATGAGACAAGAAGCTCGCGACAGAATGATGCAAGCAAGAAATGAACAAAATAGGGGAAGATTCGCGACTCGACTCTCTTTTACGCGAGAAATGGCGAGAATAGCCAGAAGCGAAACAAAATTTGGCGCAGGGCAAAAACGATTTGCACAAAGCGGAACTGGCCGCATGGGCACTTCAATGGGCTTGGCTATGGCTAGCCAATTTGCGCCAGAAGAAATGCGCGGAGCTATGGCGCTTGGTGGAACGCTTTCAATGATTGACCCACGTCTTGGCTTGGCTGTTGCCGGCGTAGGTGGAGCTCTTAAGGCAAAAAGTGTCGGAGCTGGAGCGCTCGCCGGTGCTGCCGGTGGTGCCCAAATAGGAGCTTTGTTCGGTCCTGCTGGTGCGGCAATTGGAGCTGGAATAGGTCTTCTTGCTGGCGGAATCATGGGCGCGATAAATAAGCACAAGGACCAAATGAAGAAAGCAACAAAAGCAGCTCAAGGTTCAATCGATAGCTTGTTTACTGGAATTGTTGCTTCTGCTTCAAAACAGTTTGACCTAAACAGGGAAGCGCAGGCACGTGGCGAAGACATGTCTAAACGAAAAACGGCATTTGGGGACATCGTAACAGACTTTATAGCAAAACGAAAAAGCACTGTTGACACCATAAAAAATAATTCACTGTTTAAAAATTTTGAGTCGTCAGATAGAGCAAACAAAGATGCTGCCGCAATAGCACTGATTGAGGACATATATTCCAGACAAAGTCAGTTTGGTATGACTATTTCTGAAGACATGAAAAAAGATGCTTTGGTAAAACCAACTAAATTCATAGAAGAACTAGTCGCAGATAAGGGGGCATTCGACCAAACACTGCAACAATTTGAATCTGTTAACTCAAAACGACTTAAACAGCTCAGTAGAGATACTGGAAAATCGGCAGCCGAACTTGAACTTTTGGCACAGGAACTCGGTATCGACCTCTACGACGCAACCGTTAAGTACAAAGATTTAGCAGTAAGTCTTGGTGCTGCAATGGTCAAAACAGCATCTCAACTTAATGATGCACTAGCAGACGCATTTATTAAGCGAAGCGACCCATTTACGAAAAACATAAAACAACGAGAAGCCCAACAAGCAATCGACATGGCTGCCCAGGGCTACAGGGACAAATTAATGTCCAAAGATGCCACGGCTGAAGAAAAAGCAATTGCTACTGATGAATTTTTCGCGGGATTTGCAGAACAGAATCTTGCACTAAACAAGGGGAACGTATTTGACGCTTTTGAAGATTCTGTCAATATGTTTGAGAAAGGAGACGCGTTTAAAGAAGGAAATGTGTTTGGTGGCATGAGTGAAGCCGACACAGCGATTGCGAAAACAGCAGGCCTGGCCCTAACCGCTGGATATAGGGAAGACATAGTCGGTCAATTGACATCACAATTGCTTGGTCTTGCCCAAAAAGAGAACATAAGTCTTGATGCTGCCTCTGTAGAAAAACAACTTGCCGCAATGGATAATTCTGACCTCTTGAGATTTGGTAGGGGTTTTGAAAATGAAAATATTAGTACGGTTATGAAACCAGGTCAAAATAATCAAGGGGGAGGGGTAGATGCACTGTTAAAATATGTTTTTGGTGATAAATTAGATAAGAACAAACTTGGTTTCAAAGAAATAGACGCAGGTGAATCAGGTGAAGTTGGAGCTCTAGACCAATTTACTGGCGACCTAAAAGACGTTGCTCAAAAAATGGGATTAGACTACAACGAATTTAATCGTGCCGTCACCTTATACAAAACGACAACTGAAAGCTTTTTCAAGGGTTCTGCTGGTGGGCCTGACTGGTGGCAAACTGGTTTGATTTGGGATTCAGCAAAAGGACAGCTAAGACCACCAGATACATATTCGCCGCGTGGCGGCCAAATAGGCGACACAACCACCTCCAAGCTCTCACAGACAATGGCGCGTCATCAAGCGATGGATGGACAATTGACCGGTAAAAGAAGTGTCACTTCATCATGGAGAAACTTCAATCTTGGTTCTTCCAACTCAGACCACATAACTGGACGAGCGTACGACCTTGTTGGTCAAAATCTTGGCAAATATGCGACAATGGTTCACGCCAACGGTGGCTTTGCGGAATTTCATGGAAATATGGCAGAAAGACATCTGCATGTCGTTCCGGGACCAGTACCAGGCGTAGGAGACAAGTCGGTTCCAGCAATGAGCACGGCTTATGCGTCCCCGGCAAATTCTACTGCGGCCGGACCGGGCAATTACACAATTAATATAAACGGCGCAAACGCCTCGCCAGAGGCAATTGCAAATATGGTCGTGGCGAGACTTGATGACCGCGAACGCAAGTATAGGGAGAGATAAAAATGGCGTACGGCGACATTTCTTTCTTTACTACCGGATGGACAAAACAAGACAACGCAAGCTTGTATAAAAACTATCCAATAAAGAAAAAATACAAACAAACGATTGTTACAAATTTGCCTCAATGGCCCAACTCCTACACTCTTTATAACAATCAAGAATATTGGTTTCCGTTTGAAGATGTTAAAGTATCAGATGAAAATTATATTCCGTACACGGCTGGCGATGAATATACATTCAATATTGAAGAATATGTAAGAAAAGCAAAAGTTGCGACTCCAAATCCAAATAAGCAAATCACATCTCGCATCGAAGTTGGAACCCGGGTCATTTTTGCAAATGATATATATCAATCACTTGACAAAAAATTTCAATGGAAAGATACTGGATTTCCTGAAGACAGGAATCCATACTCAACTGAATCCATACCGCTATGGAGAAGAATGAGTGATACCAGCGCAGCGGGCTCGTATTTTTGGTATCACCCGCTATTGCGAAGATTTTTTCCGCTTGAAGAAAAGCCTGAGCTCAAAAATATACCGCTTGTTCAAGAATTTGATGAATCCAAATGGGACTCATTTACGGGTGATGCAACCGAAATAAATCTTCAGAACTTTACCTCTCGACAAATTCAAGAGCTTGTTTCTACTGGTGTTCCGTTTGAGGGGGCAACCCAGGTTATTGAAAATCTTGACTCATTGGCAACCAGAGCGCTTTCTGGAGAATCGGTTCCTGGTCAATGGTCACTGGACGGCAGATTTATACGCCAAACGCCAGAAGAGGCGGAAGAGTTTGGTTCTGATACTGGATTCGAGTCAAGACAGACAACAACAGTAAAAGTAACAAGACGGGTAAAAAGTGGGCTTCTTGGCGGGGATGGTTCAACGGGTGAATTTGGAAGATTCTCGATTGATAAACCACAAATGATTCAGTACTACACAAAATCTGGTGGTTCTACTGCTGCCGCTCCAGACAGATTTGTTTTTGACTATCGACCAAACAATGTTACATATTCGAATATCGGAGCTGAATGGACGGAAATTGACAGGGTCAACAACACGCCTTTTATTGATTTTAAAAATTTTAGATTAATGAAAATAAATTTTGAATTTATTATTGGCGACGCAGGAAATTTGTACACATCAATAGATGCAAAATTAAAAAAATTAAGAACAATGGCCATGCGTCCGGAACCCGTCACTTTTCTTGGTTTTGATTCAATGTTTCAAGAACAAATTATTGTCCCAAGCCTTTCCGGCGGAAGCGGAATTGTCTTTGCAATAGTCGACCTACAAATAACATCAGCCCAGCGTTCTCGCTCTGGGGATGGTTCAGCGCCACCATCATTGGGCGATGTCCCCCCAGGAAGTATTAATAGGGCAACCATACAAATGACAATTCAAGAACTACCCCTTGAGGGTCCGAATTTAATTGTTATGCCCCGACCACCAAAAGACATTCCGCAAGTCCCACCGCCGCCGACAGAAGAAGATGACCCATGTGTTGCTAGATGGTCAACAACAGCAAACGTAGGTCCGGACGCGGCACCCAAAAAAGACTGTCCACCGGAAGCAAAATAGTTTATGGCTCGTTCAGCTGATGCATGGGAAGCAGTCTTGGCACAGCGTGCCGAGTTTGCTGCGGCATCAAAAAACAAAACAGAAAAAGCTATTGGTGGTGCTCCGGTTAGTTCTTTCCCGGAATGGTCACTATCTAGGCAAAATCGCGGCCCATACCAAAGAAAAATACTTATTGCGGATTTGCAAAATTTGGCGTCCAATGCTTTTACTGATATATCTGGACTTTTGACGCAAGCAAATGTTAACTACACAATGGATTTAGCATCTGAACTTTCATTCGAACTAATTGACCCAAATCTACAAATGGCAGAAAAAAATTATTTTACTTTGGCAAGAGATGTTATTTATGAGACCCAGACACTTGGGAGAATACAGCCCTACGAGCCAAATCTTGTTTTTGTGCGTCAGCTATTTGAAATTGCCAACGTGAGCGTTTCTCAGGGGCCTGGTGGAAGTCCGGCTTTCTCGGTTAAATGTTATACAAAAGCGGTTCAACAAATGAAAAGAGATAGAAAAATTGCATCATCCATAAAGGGAAGCGGAACAGAATTTGTAAGAAATGCAGCTACAAAATTTGGATTAGGTTTTTATGGACAACAAACCGCCAAATCGCAACAATTGAAATCTTCTGGTAGTAAACAGGCTGACTCCCTATGGGACATCATGAAACGTTTGGCTGGAGACGCAAAATTTGTTTTATTTGAAGTCGATGGAATTTTAATTTTTGGTTCAGAAGAATGGCTTTTAGATAAATGGGGCAACAATTCAATTACTGTACCAAAATTTAAAAAAGACCCCAAAAATCCAGAAAGAAAAATACCTGATGGTACAAAACAAAAAAAATATATTTCTTTGCAATTTCCGAATAAGGGCGCAAACTATATCGGTAGGGCCGGAGTATTTACTTTGACTCAATATCCATCAATTACCAAATCAGATAACGACCCCAGAGAGGCGGATGGAAGTTGCACTGTTGAAAGAATCAGCGGAACGCAAATACGACCAGGAATGACAGCATACGTTGGAAACATTCCAAATATGTCGGGATATTATTTGGTTGACAGTGTTTCATATAATGAAATGTCGCCAGACCCGGTATCTGTTAACTTTAGAACCCCAAACAGGGATGAAGAAAAATATAAAAAGAAAGACCTCCCGGTTGGAATTAAATATATCCAAACCTATGCAGATATTGCAATTGCAGTAAAAGCAGTTCAAACTAAAACAAAAAATAAAGCCGGGCAATCTGCTGCTGGGATTAGACAAGATGCACGCATGTTTCCGTATCCACAGGCGGCCGGTCAGTTGGACAGATACCCACGTATGGAATATGCAGATTTGACAATTGCCTATCCAGCATTTATTAATTTAATAACAAATGGGAAACCAACAGAAAAAAGCACAGGAGACAGAAACAGTCTTATTTATGCTGGAAATCTAGATTTGTACACTCGTCCGGTTTTGCCGGATGGTAACAATGAGCCCAAAACAATTTTCTCATTAACAATTACAGAACAATACGGAAGTGAATATCGAGCAATTATTTTGCCACTTATTTATACAGAAAATGGACTTGCGGTAACAAAAGAAAATGACGTTTCTGGGGTGGAAAATAAATTTTGGAATGCGGGCGGATACGAGGGTTCGGGAAAACACTTAGGAGTCCTTCGTGGAACAACAGAAAAAGATGCAATTAGAAATGCAAGAGATTATGCAAAACTTATCTCTTTGCAACAGCAATTAATTTTAAAACATAGATTTGCTACTTATGCATCCACGGATACTCCGCCACCCAATACCCCAGGTGGCGCGGATTCTTTATGGGTTTAGTAAAATTGTTAATGCATACGGAGCGTCAATAGATGAATTACAAAAATACCAGACCAGATATTATCGCAACAGGGAAGGCTTCCTCTCACCCATTGCAAGCAGGAAGATTCTATTCTTGTTCTGTGCTGAGTGTCGACGCATCTGGGAGAATATATATCAGAATTAGTGATTTGGGTGTTGAAAGATTTGGCCCAGTATTGCCGGTTGGTACCACAAAAAGAAATAGGCTGAAAAAAAATGATTTGGTAACGCTTACGTTTACCGATGAATTTTTTAACAAAGTCATTGTTTTTGGGCCAGAAAACATAAAACAAGATGTCTTTACGGGAACAGAAAAATTTAATTCACTTGTTGACCAAATGCAGAGTCAAATAAATACATTGAGAGCTCAAGTACAACTTGGAAACATAAATCTACAATCATTTAAACAAACGGACTAAATTTATGGACATGATTCAATTTCCGATAAAATTTGACTCAACAGGGTTAAAAAAATTGAAGGAAGGCACGTCGGACTATTATTCTCAGCTTTTGTCTATATCCATACTCACTGAACCATTGACGCACCCAATGACCCCTCAGTTTGGCTCCTACGACCCTACGTTCAGAACAATAGATAAGGGTTTATTTGTACTAAATGCGGCAAGATTTGTCCCCGAGATAAGAGTTACCGAACTTATAACAGAACAAGATATTGATTCAAAAATTAATATTTCGTTTTCATTTGAGATAGAAGGTGCTTAATTATGCCTGCTGATTTTTCAGAATACGTAAATTTAAAAATATTTGACAAAGAACCCGGTGATATTTATAGGGATGCGATTGAAATTGCCCGTTTGGCTCTCCCTGAATTTAACTTAAGAACCGGAACACCGGAAGACGCGATGTTCCAAGCCATGGCTTACATATCGTCACTAAACATAGCTGCCATCAACAGGCTCCCTGACAGACTGATGGCGGGAATTGTTTCGCTGTTGGGGTATTCGAGACAAGAAGCGGTCCCCGCGGTAGTGGATGCCACAATAACACTAAACACCTATGACGGTGGAACGGTGCCACCAGGAACTGTTTTTAGCTATGAAACAACTTTTGAGGACGAGGTAATAGAAATTGCATTTCAAACAGTTGAGCCACTCATCATAGATGAAGTTGATTTAGATATATCACAAGATTTTCCGTCAGCTTCAACAACGCTAATTTGTATTCAAGGTGGAGTTGTCCCACCACTCACAAATAACTATCCGCTTAAAACAGTTTCTTCTGGCTTGCCAATTCAATCTTGTGCAACCAATACCCCAAATAATTTTTTAAATGGCTTGAATGCGGACAGCGATGAACAATACCTCTCTAAGGCAACAACATATTTGCGGTCATTAACTACCGCATTAACCAAATCATCGCAGCTTGATGCTTATTTGTTAACAAATTTTCCCGACGTTATAAGTAGAGCAAAAGCATACGACCTTACAAAAAACGGTATCAACGAGACAAAAAATATAACCGTTAACAGGGAAATGGGAGTTAAAAAAGTTTTCTTAAATAATAATTTCGCAACTGTGGAAACAGCCGAGAATCACCTGTACGTAGTTGGTGATGTTGTGGAATTGCAAGTATTCAATAATGCAGCAAGTGCGATATTTAATGGTCCTCATTCAATAATTGCCACTGGGGATACCACCTTTTCTTTCAATAGAACGGGAGCCAATACTGCAAGCACAACGGTTACAGCTTCTGCTTTTGCCGGTGTTCCCGCAACCGGATTTGTTACAGTTTTTGCTTACGGACTGAATGATTTTTTGACATCAATACAAAAATCTCAAATACTTAACGATATAAGAGCGAAATCTATAGCTGGGTTGACACTGACAATTCTTGACCCAACACTTGTAACTTTTGATATTGAAGGCAAAATTATTCTCGACAAAGCTTATAATGATGCCGAAGTTAAACTTTCCGTACAAAATACGCTAATTGACTATTTGAGTCCAAATAATTATCCATTTAATTTTGACAGAATACGACAAAATCAAATAATTTCATTGATTGCGTCAATTCCTGGTGTTGTTTATGTCGATGATTTATCACTATCCCCGCAAGGTACTGGATGGTTGCCGCAACATGGAAATGATTTGCTTTTTCTCAAGAAGGGCTCTTTGCCGATAATTGCTGCAGAAAATCTTGATTTTACTTTTGAAATTTTTGAGGAAGGTTAAAAATGCCAGCAGTTTTTAATCTTCTTTCAAACAATAATGCCTTATTAAATTACGACGATACTGGAAAACAAGTTCTTCTTGGTCAGTTAGCTACGTCGTGGACTGCTGTTTCTGGGGCAACAACCCTTACAACAGAATTAATATCAACAAATTTTGCGGTTTCTTCTAGATATGTTTTTGTTGTTTATCCAAACAATACGAATCCTATAACTATTAAATTAGAAGATGTACCTTTGTATCTAAATGACAACAATCGTTTACTGTCTTTTAATTGCAAAATTAAATGCGACTCGCAGATGACCATTTTTTGTAAATTATATATTGACGAAAATTCTAATATTACAGCAAATCAACAAGAGTTAACAAGCGGTCAATATAACGCTGTTCAATCAAATTCAATTTTGGTTGATGATGACGAAGACAATCATTTGGCAAATATTGAAATTTTGATATCTGGACACTCACAAAAACCAATATTTTTTACAACTCCACATTTGATACATGATTTGGGGTTTTTGAACAATCCAATTATTGGTTTGACAAGACGATATTTACCAGATTTTTATTGGGAACTTGATTCGCAGGCATCTTCTCCATCGTTTCCGTTTTTTAAATTTCTAGATGCCCTGTCGCATGCGACTGGCGATACAAGGCTTGAATATGGCGCAATGTATGGATTTGAACTTAGCCAATTGCAAAATCCGGAATGGATTCCTGAATATTGGACAAAAAGCTCTTTTGTTTCACCTTCAAGAGTTCGAGACGAATACATCCCGTGGCTATCACTCTTCACGGGGGAACGTATAGTACAAAATATTCAAGACAACGATGGTGAATTTTATTTTAATAATTCATTTATATCTAGGGATTTTATAGAGTGGCAGTTGAGAACAAGAAAATATGGAAATTCTGGTGGTACAAGAGAATCAATTATTGATTCGGCTGCACAGGTTTTAATAAAAACAAAAGACGGGGAGCTTCCAACAAGAGTTGTTGCTTTGACTCCAAATTTTGGTGGAGACCCATTTGCAATTCAAATTAAAACTTTAACCAATGAAACTTTTGATGTTGATGAAGATGGTAAGGCAAGCCCCACGGTCCTTAGGGCAGTTGAAAAATCCAGACCCATGGGTTTCAGCATAAAACATATAACCGAAGATATTTTCCTTTTTACTCTTGACGATATATCTTTGGGTGTTCTCGGCGCAGGATTCCCATTAAGTTAATGATTTAACTAGTAAAATTCAAATAGGAGATTTATGGCTGGTTTAGGAACAAAATTATTTTTGCAGGGAGACACGCTTTCTGCTGATGAAGTAAATGGTTACTTCATGTCTCAAGTTGTAACAAAATTTGCCACTGCAGCAGCAAGAGATTCTGCATTTGGCGATGGCATTCCTGTATCTCTTGGCGGTTCGGGAAAACCTAGCTTATCTCCCGGTATGATTTGTTTTGTTCAGTTTCAGGCGGACGGCATAACCCAATTAAATAGAATTCAGTATTATGACGGAACTTATTGGCAAGATTCCGACCAATTTTTTGTCGGTGACGGTTTAATCACAACGGCAAAACTTGCCACAAACTCGGTTACTTCGGCCAAAATTAGTGCACTTGCGGTCACAACAGCAAAACTTACTGATGATGCAGTGACTACAGCAAAAATTGTCGATAGTGCTGTAACTTCAGCCAAAATTGCCGACGGAACAATCGTCAACGCTGACGTCAGTTCATCTGCCGGAATAGACTTAGGCAAACTTGCCGACGCAACGATAGAAGAAAAATCGCCCGCGACCATCGGTGCGGCCACCAACTATTCCCTCGTCCTGACCGACAAGAACAAGTTTATCAAGATGGCGTTCGGCGTAGGCATAGCCAACACGGTCACGGTCCCCACCAACGCCTCGGTGGCCTGGCCCATCGGTTCCCAAATCCACATCATCCAGTACGGAGCGGGCAAGACCCAGGTAATTCCGCAGAACAATACCGTTACTATTTACGCGACCCCTGGCACTTACCTACGGGCACAGTACTCGTCGGCGACGCTCCTGAAGTGCGACACG